ATAGCAGCAGCTAAGAGAAGAGCCTTAGAAAGTGCAATAATTAAAGGACCAAGAGACACTATAAACCTCCTTAGAGGTATGGCCAAATCTCTTGGAGGAACCTTTGGTATCCAATTTAGTATTGCATCAATCTTAAAACAATCTCAGATATTTACAGGAGTTTTAGGAACTATTTTTCAAATATTAGGAGCTTTTATTGATGTTATGTTAGCTCCCTTTATGCCTATTTTTGTTAGAATAATTAGACGTATGGTAAGTTGGATACCAACTATACAAGAAAAAGCCGAACAAGCCGCTGAGTGGTTAGACAACTCTTGGATTAGGAATAAAGAAAGTGTTACGGCAACGATAGTAGATGCGGTTTTCACAGCGTTAAGGAATGCTCCATGGAAACAAATTGGAACAGCTATTTTTAATAACCCGGTTTTCTTGGGTGCAATGACAGGGTTAGCTTATGGACAATTTGCGGCAATATTTAATCCTGCGGGTATAGTTGGACCTAGACTTGGTCTAGGTGTTGGAGCATTGTTGGGAGCTGGCGCCTTACAGATGGGGGTTGATTTTCAAGACCAAGCAGTTGG